TTGGCGTCCTTGGTTGTGAACGTTTCAGGCTCTAATTTGAGATTATATTGGACACATTCGGCATCTGTAAATGATGATGCCTTAAAGAAAGGGTGTCCGTCGAGAGCTCCATGCAACATAGCATGAAATGCTCCTTCTCCACACTTTCTATCTATCTCCCTTTGCAAGCGATCAAATGTCGCCCGCGGTTCAAATTCGGCGTTAAAAATAGTACGCCTAACAGAATAATACAAAAAGCGGTTAATGAAACCAGCTCTAGTGAACCAGTGTTTATACTGATCCTTCAAGCCTTCTGAACTAAATGTGGTGTCATTGGGACAATACGGACAATACTTTGGGTTAATCTTTGACTTCTTGAATACGTTGAGATAATTCAAGAGAGGTCCTTCTGCACTAACTGGGTGGGAGGAAGAAAACATGTTCTTAATAGACCCCCACATCATACCTAATATTGTGGTCACGGAAGTGACAAATAATGCCATAAATTGACCAGCTGCAAAGATGGACAAAATAGTAATTGCTTTCAACACTATGGGATGACCTGCAAACCATTCGGCGAGCTTAAAAGCTCCGTCGAACCATGCAAATCGGAATTTTTCCCAAAAGGTATCTCCGCGAAAAGCTTCAAGGATTTCTCCATCGATTTCGTCATAGATTTGAGGTGTCTGATTTAACTCATCAACCTCATGTTGAATAAGAATACCTGATCGAATAGCAATATCCATACCAAATTTAAAACATTCAATGGGGTTGCGAACACAACCACTTCTTGCACACTGAGAGGCTACCTGATTAAATACACGAGCTAAACGTACAGTCGCCTTCCTATTGATAGGCGAATACACATCCATGAACGCAGCTACTCCACGTTCACAGTAAAAATCTACAAGGGTTGCACACTTAAACTCCAATTTGTTCAAATTATGGCCATAATACATACCTTTGAAGGCACGAGCTACGGCTGACAATGAAAAAGCGGTGGGAATAGTACGAGTATTCCAGTTATGAGCCCAAATTGCATAAACATGCACTAAGGGATACTGAAAAGCTCCATATGAGGCAAAATAAGCTTTGAACTTATTCACTGCTTTTGTATAACGAGTGGATTGTGAGGTCCGCTCATCATGGTCGTTGAGTCCTTTTTCTATTATTGTTGGGAATACTACTGAGTTCATATGAACCTGCTCTTGTGCAATGAAATAATTGAGAATATTCTTATCCTCTTCATTACACTCTTCAGGTTTCATCTGAGCTGGCAACTTTTTCTTTAAAAATAATATATAAAGCTGCCCTACTACTGTACTTTGATCAATACCATCGGTGAAAACTACTCGCTCTGCTGCAACACGTTGCAACAAAGAATTCAATTGTGATTCATACCTTTCAAGGAGAAGATCGTAACCTTTCTCCTGGTCGAATACTCCTCGCTGCATTTCGCGCATATACGCGTGCAACGTGTCATAATATTCTTCCGTGGGAGCTTGGTTGTTGTTGTAACGGTCCATGAGCTCTTTGAGATCTTTCTCAAATTGCTCTGCTTCTCGGCCCATACGGGGTTCATACGGGTCAATCTCCATGCTAGGTTCCTGAGTTTTCCAATTCTCAAGGCGCTGTTCGGGCGTCAAATCGCTATCCATTAAATCGTCGAAAGTGCCATCTGCCAAAGCAGAATACACAGTCTCGAGCGAATGTTTGGTATAGTTATTCAACTCCCTGATCAGCTTATTACCACGCGAAAGACGCTGAGAATACAGCGTTTTAACGTAGTGCATGAATTGTTTCCAATCCATGTCACCTTGATCTTGGACATGAAAAACATAGCATCGGGGATCAAATTGTGATGAACATTTTGCAACATCTAACATACGA